TCATTTTTGGATATTTCTTGTCATGTCGGACAATGGTGGGGGCCAATCGCCGCACCGTGGGAAGGTGAAAATGTCAACCTCTAAGTTTTTGTACGGCATCCATGATCCCGGCGGCGAACACATCCTCAGTGGCCGCGGCTGGGTTGTGTTTACCAAAACCGTCGATAGTCAACCAGGCGACTACCGGCGCTACGATGATCAGGGTCTGGGCGTCATTGTGCGTCTAAATCACGGCTACGGCAAAGGGACAGGCACTATCCCCACCCCCGACCGTTACGCCGAATTTGCGCAACGTTGCGCCGCCTGGGTTGCCGCAAGCCAAGGCGTTGAATGGCTTGTCATCGGCAACGAGATCGCTCACTATCACGAATGGCCGACCAACCAGCCGATCACACTTGCCAGTTATCTGGACTGCTACCGACAATGCTACAAGGCTATCAAGGCCGTTGCACCACACATCAAAATTGCACCGCAGGCTGTTGCGCCGTGGAATGCTTCGACGCCGGATGCGCCGGACTGGATTTTGCAGCTTCGCCAAATGTTACTGGCGCTTGACGGCATGGTTGACTGGATCTGCCTACACGCCTATACACGAGGTTATACGCCTAGTGCGTTTGTAACTGGCGCCGTGATGGATGCGCCGTGGCAACACCGATACAGCGGATGGGAAACACTTTGGGAGTTCATGGCGGAAATCCCGCTATATATGCGCCACTTACCTGTCATGGTGACGGAGGCCAACGGTAATCAGCCGTGGTCAACTTACCAGGCGGGGTGGGTGCAGGCGCTTTACCAACAAATCGAACGGTGGAACGCCAAGCCGGGGAATCAGCAGATCCGCTGCGTCGCTTTGTTCCGCTGGGCGCGCCACGATAGCCAGTGGGATATGTCGCAATGCAACCAGGCACATGACGATCTACGCTCCGCCGTCGCGCTTGGCTATCAATGGCGAGAGGCACAGCCGCAAGTGCTACCGGCACCAGAGCAGTGGACAGGCTACGTCACCGCGTCGCCTTTCCTGCGTTTGCGCGCCGAGCCGAACACCACCAGCAATGTGCTGGTCGAAGTCGTCACCGGCGAAAAAGTCACTGTCACCGGCCAGCGCGACGGCTGGCTACAAGTCAACTATGGCGCGCTAACTGGCTGGATGTTGGCGACGTGGGTGAGTCGTGCCAAGCCGACGATCAACAATGAATCAACGCAGGATCAACGGAGCGCCATAATTGCCAAGCTTGCCGCCGAATATGGCGTTGACGAACGTGTAGCGAAAGCCGTCATCAAAATTGAGAGCGGCGGGTCGGGCTTCCGCAACGGGCGGTTGATCATGCGCTTTGAGCCGCATGTGTTCAAGGCGCGATTCAATGCCCTATTTGCCGAGCATTTCCAGATGGGCGATCCGGCTTGGAATGGCGACGGCCACCGCGTCAACGTGGGTGGCGAGTGGAAACCGTTTCACGGCAATCAGGATATGGAGTACCAGGCGCAACTGATAGCAGCCGACATTGCCGAGCGTGCGGCCTTTGATGCGGCTAGTTACGGCGCTGGGCAGATCATGGGGTTCAACCATGCTGCTTGCGGCTACAGTTCTGCAAAAGCAATGGCGCATGAATTTCAGCAATCTGAAGAAGCGCAATTGCGGGCCATGTTTCAGTATTTCAGACATAGCGGGGCGCTTGCTTGTCTCGTTGCTGGCGACTTGGTCGGCTTTGCTAAAATCTACAATGGCCCTGGTCAGGCGCAATTTTACGCTAATAAGATCCGTGAGGCCATGCGCTAATGTCCGTTCTCGTCTTCGCACCGCCACAGCCTGATTTAACGGCGCAGTCCAGCGAAGTAGCGACACTGATCAACTGTTTTGATCGGCCACTACTGGCGCATACCGAGGACGAATTACGCCAGTGCATCGAAGACGCTGACGAGCCGATTGAGGGATTTTGGTTTGTCGGGCATAGCGGGGCGGCTGGAATAGTGGCCGATGGCAAGTCAATGTCCGTCCGTACCCTGGCGCAATATCTATCAAGCGCCAACGTCGAATGGAGCTTTTTTAATTCGTGCGAGTCACTGCTTTTCATTGACGAATTGCAAAAACTATATAGTCATGATTGTTACGCCTACATCACCGAGATCACCGACATTGCAGCATGGCGTACAGCGCGCCTGGTAGCGCGCAATTACTCGAATGTCGGAAACATATTGCAGGCTGTTAAGTCGGCGGCGCCAGCCGGTACAACGCCTCTGCGCTATTTTCCTAGCAGTATGTGGGAGAAAAATACTATGCGAGAGGATCGGAACGATGATCGGCTGGCTACTCAAATGCAGGATTTGACGAAGGCGATCTATGCACTACAGAACGAAATAGCACTCAGTGAGCAGCGTACAAAAATGGAGATTATCCTACTCACCAGGCGCGTGGAGCAAATTGAGCGCGCCGGGAATGTAGCAAAGCCGCTACTGAGCGAACGCCAGTCGAACCGGATTGTTGCGGCGCTGGTTGTCATTGCGCTGCTCCTGGGCTACGGGCTATATGTTCTGATGGCGATGGGGGGATAATATGGACATTCGCTTGATTATGAGCATCCTCTACCCCATTCTGGCCGCAGCGTTTCTGTTGGTGGCTGGGCTATCCCTCCTGTTCTGGGCCATGCGGCGACGCACCAACGTGGCGTTATCACAGGCGCTATGTTTCTTTGCCGAATTTGCCACGATGGTGTTACTCGTGCTGACGACTGGCGCTAATCCGGTACTCGACATTGAGGATCTTCGCGCTTGGATTGTTGCCACCCGATTTATGTTACTGGCGGCTTTACTTTTTCACGCGTGGCATTTGTGGCGGAGACTGAGGGCGCAAAAATGATGACTGAGCAGAACACCGCTCACGACATCGCAGATGACACCGCAGACACAAGTAGTATTGAACGAGCAAGCGACGATTGTTTAATCGTCCGGTATGATGACTGGTTTTCTGGCGCCGAACGCTGGCACCTATTGATCAGCGATGTGCATTGGGACAACCCGCATTGTGACCGTGACCTGTTCCATAAACTGATGAAGCAGGCCAAAGAGCGTGACGCACGCGTGTCTATCTTCGGAGACTTCTTTTGTGCCATGCAAGGCAAGGCCGATAAGCGATCTGATAAATCATCTTTGCGGCCAGAGCATCAGGGTTCAAACTATTTCGACTTGCTGGTAGATACAGCGGTTGATGACATTGCGCCGTATCGTGCCTATATCCTTGAAATAACAGACGGCAATCACGAGACCGCCGTGAGAAAGAATCACGAGATCGACCTGGTTGAACGCTTATGTAAGCAACTGGGCGTGTATCATGGCGGCTATTCCGGCTTTATTAAATTCCTGTTCAGCAGAGGCAAATCAGGCAAGGCCAGCAAAACTTTATTCTACCATCATGGTAGCGGCGGCGGCGGTGTCGTAACGAAGGGTGTCATTCAGACGAACCGGCGTGCGGTATGGTTGCCAGATGCCGACATCATCGTGTCGGGCCACGTTCACGAAAGTTGGGTAATGGAGTTACCGCGGCAACGGTTGTCGGCCACAGGGCAAACGTACTTTGATACGCAGTACCATATACAGCTAGCGACGTTTAAGCAGGAACACACGCTGTCTGGTGGCTGGCATATCGAACGGGGCGCACCGCCAAAACCGTTGGGTGGCTGGTGGCTACGCTGGCACTTCGATTCATCCAAGTGGGGCAACGTGGGCATGGAAATCATCAGAGCAAGCTGACAGTGAGCAATTGTTTTGCCAGTTGAATTACTCGCAATTTTGTGCTATACTGTTGTAAATGAGAATGATTCTCAGTTGGAGGCAAAAATGCAACTACTTCGAGACGCATGGCGAACGGCGGACACGCCAACCCGTATTACGATGATTGTCGGCGTGGCAGCGCTGATCGGCCTGGCGTTGTGGCAAGGCGCTGATTTGTCGTGGTTGCCGAAATTGTTGATGGTTGGAGGCTAACACATGGCACGGAAAGACATTATCAAAGCGGAAATTGATAGCAACACCGCCATGCAGGCGCTGGGCGACAATTATCCCGCTGTGGCGGCGCTTTTCAATGATCGGCCACAGGTTGAGAATCCGAATCAACAACAGCAGGTTGCCAAGCGCCTGGGCATCCGCGACCTATTCGGCGCAATTACGCCAGCAGAGGCGCGGGCATTGTACATGATCCCTGGCTATCGGGATGATGTGCAGGAGGCCGCTGAGGCTGGCGACCGCGTTGCGCTACAAATGTACGTGGGGATTGCAGCGTCTGATTTGAGCCAGCAGAGCCTTGCTGCCCTGACGGCGCTCATGCAGGCAACCGAACCCGATCCGGCATGGACAGCGACGATTCCCGGCGATTCGATTGCCATGACGCTGGGGCTGGGCGTCGTGCGTGCGGCGGATGTGCAGGAGGCGCTGAACTGATGCTAGGCAATGGATTTTTGCCGATGTTCGCTGTGAGTGGCGCTGCTGCGAATGTGTGGACGGGCGCGACGTGGGCGGTGAGCGGCAGCAACGCGTACAATACGCCGACGCTGGGTAGTGAGTTGCTAACGAATGGCGACATGGAATTAGACAGTAGTTGGACTGATTTTGCCACACCAACGGCCAACGAGCGTAGCTCTGCACAGGTTCGTAGTGGTACATACTCGCGTAGATGGGTCAGCGATGGGATTGGCGACGGCATTTTATCTACAAATTTCTCGATGAGCGCATTTGTCTGGTACCGCCTAGAAGGCTGGCTATATGCAGCGAGTCTAGCAATTACTATTTCACGGAATAATGGCGCCGTAGCCGACTTCACACAGACACTGACTCCGGGCGGTACATGGACACCAATTCGTATGGGGGTGCGCGCCATTTCCAGCGGCAGTAACGCCATCCGTATCCAGGCGTCAACCGCAGGCGCTGCCAACGAACATTTTGCGGATGATTTTTCTGTTAAAGCAATTTCATTGCCAACCCTGTTCGCCACCATCGCCGGCGCATCGTCCAACCAGACCGCAGCGGCCAAAATCGCCACACTGACCACCGGGATACAGTCCGGCGTCGTGGCACTACTGGACAGCGCTAGCAACCCACAAAATTTCTTGATCGCCTATCACAATGGAACTAGCGTTCTATTGGATAAATGCGTCGCAGGCACGTACACCAATCTCATTACTACGACCGTGGCCTTTACCGCCAACGCACAAATCGAAATTCGCCGACCGAGCGGCAACACATTTCAACTTTGGTACAACGGCACGCAACGCGGAACCGACCAGACAGTGAGCGACGCCGGTATCATCAGCAACACGCGGTACGGATTGTTTTCAACACACAGCGCAAACACATTCAGCGAGTTTTCGCTGGACGGCGTCGTGATTCCGTTTAATTTGCCAGGAGCATAACATGGCACGAGCATTTGGCACACGAAGCACGAGTGGCGACGGCACCGCCGTCATTTGGGAAACCGCTCTAATGGCGCACTATTGATTTTTGGGATTGGACAGGCAATATGATTCGAGAGTGCATCGCAGGCCAAACATACACAGTACGCATTGGCGTGCGGGATAGCATCACGCCGGATGTCGCCAAGATCAACCCGGCCATCAATGCTAACGATTTTCGCATCAGCGTGAACGATGCCGCATGGGAAGCGCTTGACAACGCGCCGATTGTCACACCAGCGGGTAGTGAGGTCATTCGCGTTATTTTTAGCGCCGCCGAAACGACCGCCGCGGGCGTTGGCGGCTCTATCGTATTGCGTGTGGCCGATGCCAGCGAAAGCGATGGATGGCTGGGGGGACTGTGGGCAATCACGGTGCGTGCGGCAGCATTGTCCGAACTAACGGCAGCGCAAGTCAACACAGAGGCTGACACGGCACTGTCCGACGTGGGCATGACAACCACTGTCACGGGACGCATTGACGCTGCTGTCAGTAGCCGTTCAGCGTTGTCAACCACGGACATCGACAACCGGCTGGCGGCCTACGACGCGCCGACCAAAGCGGAGTTAGACGGCGCCATTGACGCATTGCCGACAGCAGCGGAGGTGTGGAGCCATGCCTCCCGCACATTGACGGCGACAACCAATAACGTAATGATTGTGTCAGTGGTTAATGCTAATACGGTGACGGTGTTCGCTAAAGACACATGGTCGTTTACCATTACAAGCAGCGCATTGGCCTTGTCTTCGTATGAGGCAATTGCATTTGTCGCCAAAGCGACCGCGAGACAAAGTGACAGCGACGCGCTTCTCTACGTTCGCAGCGACACCGGGTTAGCGCGCATTGGTGGCGCCAGTGCAACGGCGGGCGATGGCGCATTGACAATCGTTGACGGCACATCGTTTTTGGTGAAAATCGCCATCGGCGCAACCGGTGTTACGCCGGGTACATATCGTTGGTGGGCAAAGGGCTTCGATACGACGCCAGTTGCAGACGAGGGTTACACGCTGGTGACTGGCATATTTATGGTTCAGCCTGCTGGCGTGCAGGCCATCAGTTAGGAAAAACAACATGGCACGAGCATTTGGCACACGAAGCACGAGTGGCGACGGCACCGCCGTCATTGCTGCCCCTGGCGCGGGTCTGCGCATTGTGATTTACGGCTGGCGTATCCAGGCGGAAGTGGACGGCGATCAGGTGGTGCTGCTTAAATCGGGCAGCACATCGCTTAAGCGCTTCTTTATGGCGACAAAAGCGCAGGGCATTGTCGAGGACTTGAGCGGCGAAAATGAGACGGATAAGCGCGTCTACTGCGGCGCAAACGAGGCTGTGTTCGTCAACCTGTCCGCGTCGCTGGCGATGAATTACGATATTGATTACTATGTGGACGGGGTATAGGCCGTGATCATCTACATCGCATCGCCCTACAGCGGCTACGACGACAAGCAAGCCGCCGTCAACGTGCAGATTGACGCCTTCGCCGTATTGCGTGACGCCGGCTACCAGCCGATTGCACCGCTGCTGAGTCACTACGTTGACGAGCGCCACCCCGCCAGCTATGAGCGGTGGATGCAATGGTGTTTGACAATGGTGAGCGTGTGCGATCTACTTGTGCGCTTGCCTGGTGAGTCGAAAGGCGCTGATGCGGAGATGGCAGAGGCAAGGCGGCGCGGTATCCCGGTGGTGTATGGCGTAGAGAGCATTGTCAATCCCGGCACTGTGTACGAGGCGGCAGGGGATGCGCCTTACACCTGGGCTGAACACCAAGCCGCCAACCAAGCGACGTTGGACGAGATAGCCGCCGCTATGGGCATGAAACGATGAGCCTGGAAACCGTCGCAGCGTTGCTACTGTTGACGCTGCTGGCGGTGGTTATTGCGTATGAGGTGAGAAGGTAGACGTGGCGAAGAAGAAGACACAAAGCATCACCTGGACAAATGAGCGCCGCAAGCTGGCCGACCTCATCCCGTGGGAACACAACCCGCGCACGATTAAACAGAAGCAAGCCGAACGGTTGGTCGATAGCGTGTTAGTCAATAAGCCTTAACTGCATGGCGTAGTTGCAGCGGCTAGGTGCTGATGTATGCTTGTTTATCTCAGAGGTAAGAAAGGATGCAATATCTGATTGGGTGTGCCATATTTCAATCAAGATAAAGCCGAAACTCTTGGCAAATTCGCGTTTCATCTGGTCATGCTTGACATACCATTCGTGCTTTAGCTTACTTTCAAAAAACGGGATCGGTTTACTGTGTTGGATGCCATGATACTCGACAAGAAATTGAATACCCTGATGCAAGAAGTAGAAGTCGAATTGCAACGGTCTTTTGTCTTTGCATTCTGGAAACTTCTTTTCTTGTTCATAAAAAATACCAAGCGAGTCAAGACATTTGGCTACAGATGCTTCACCTTTGGATACGCTGCACCTGGGGCAACCTACGCCGCGCTTGTGAGCATCTGGGGACTGAGTAAACTCACCATGAGTATGGCAGACTATTGTCACCTTTTCATGCGAAGATTCGTACACTACTTTACTGTAATCGTATCGACTGCCATGTACAGATTTTGCAGCATCGATAAAGTTTTGCGTTGTATGCTTGTTGTATGGGATTTGCCCAACCTTAGCGTTCCTAGCCTTTTCCAGCGCTTGGTGGCGCTTATCCGTCATGATGTACTGAACATCGTTGAACCGGCACCGCACACATCCATGTCCAGCCAAGTGGTGATATGCAACTTGTTCAAAGTCGCCATGAACACGGCATGTAATAGTTACTTTGTCGTCAGATGTCTTGTAGCGCGTTTTCGAGTAGTCGTATTTTTCGCCGTGTACCTGACGAGACTTTTGAATAAACTGATCTGCGCTGACTTTCCAATCTCTACCTATCTTTCTGAATGCGCATTCTGGACACCCTTGTCCACAAAAGTGGTTCGTTGGAGATTTAAGGAAAACGCAGCCGCATTGCTTACAACGAATCTGGACAGGCGTGTGGGCGTTTACGTAGAGGGCATTGGCGTAATCGTACTTATTGCCGTGGATGTGGTGGCATCGGTCTATGAACTGCTCTTGGCTCATTCTAGTTTTCACTCTTGCTCCCAAAAACAAACCCTTGTCGGTGTTACCGGCTGGTGTCTAGGCAGCGTGCAACAATAACCGACAAGGGTTCAGAAACAAGTATAAACCGGTACATGTTGCAACACAACTTTCTGCCTAGACAAGACTATTATACCACAGGTGTATTACACCTGCAAGATGGATGATTTGATGACAAAGATTAAAAACATTGCAGACCTAAAACCGGATAAAAAGAACGCCAACAAAGGTACGCAGCGCGGGCGCGGCATGGTGGAAGCATCATTGCGTGAGACAGGCGCGGGGCGTTCCATCGTGGTGGATAAGGATGGGCGTATAATCGCCGGCAATAAAACGTTAGAGGCATGGGCAGACATTGCCGGTGCTGACGATGTGGTGATCGTGCCGACTGATGGCACAAAGCTGGTAGTTGTGCAGCGCCAAGACCTTGACCTAAACGATGACACCGGCATGGCGCGCAAGTTGGCGATTTATGACAATCGCGCCGGAGAAGTTGGGCTTGAGTGGGATTTAGAGGAACTTTCAGCGTCGATGCAGAACGGGCTAGACCTGTCACCGTTTTGGAATGATGACGAGATGAAAGAATTGTTTGACGGTTTTGACACCATTGCCGATGATCCACCCGCAGAAGTCGCCGCACAAGTTGACCGCGCCGAGGAACTTGGCGCAAAGTGGGCAACGGCAGAGGGCCAAATCTGGCGCATCGGTGAACATGTTGTCATCTGCGGCGATTGCCGCGAGCCTGCCACATGGCAGCGGTTGTTGCAGGCTGCCAACGTCGATAAAGTCAACGGCGTTTTCACCTCGCCACCCTACGCTATGCAGCGCAAAGACCAATACGGTGGCGTGCCAACAAGCGAATATGTTGACTGGTGGGAAGCGTTGCAAGCTAACGTCAAGGCGAATCTGGCCGCTGATGGTAGCTTTTTTGTCAATATCAAGGAACACACCGAGGACGGATCGCGAACCTTGTATGTCTTTGACCTAGTGTGCGCGATGGTGCGGCGGTGGGGGTGGCTTTACCGTGACGATTTTAGGTGGACGCATGGGGGAATGCCTGGCGATGCTGAAATAATGCACCGCTTCAAGAATCAGCACGAACCGATATACTGGTTCGCGAGTGCGGATAAATTTAAGTTTCGAGCAAAAGATGTCCGTCACGAATCTGACAACGCCGTCTTGCTTTCCCCTGGTAATCCTGGGCTAGAACGATTACAGGGGAAAGGCAGCGCTATGGTGGGAGCAAAAACCGGCAGAGGGCTGGCTTACCCCGGTAACGTTATATCGGTAGGCAAGAACACGGAAGACGTAGGGGGCCACGCTGCTGCCTTCCCTGTCGCCCTACCCGATTTCTTCGTCCGTGCTTACTCCGATCCCGGCGACGTGTGGGTAGATCCATTTCTTGGCAGTGGGACAACCATCGTGGCAGCGCACAACAACAAGCGGCGCGGGCTGGGCAGCGAGAAGTTGCCAAAGTATTTGGGCGTTATTTTGGAACGCTTGCAAGAAGTCGTAGGCGTTAAACCTGAGTTGATTTAGCATGGCAGCACGAAAACGAACACCATTCCAGCGCGAAGAAGACCTTGTGCAGATCACGCGCCTATACTTGCAAGGCCGCACGCAGCGCGACATTGCCGAGGTGGTTGGCGTGTCGCAGGGGCAAGTCAATCACGATCTCAAGCTGATTCAGCAGCGGTGGCGTGAATCGTCCATCATGGATATGAATGAGGCAAAGCAGCGCGAGTTGGAACGCCTGGATCTGCTAGAGCGGGAATATTGGGCTGCATGGGAGCAGTCGAAAAACGAACGCACCAAAGCGCGCCAGGAGAGCGACGGCAAGAGCAAGGACGGCAAGCCCAACGTTGTCAGGGCGACAATGGAGAGAGAGCAGCGCGACGGCAACCCCGCTTTTCTCGCTGGCGTGATGTCGTGCATCGAGCGCCGGTGCAAGTTGCTGGGGCTGGATGCGCCGGCGAAAGCAGAGTTGACGGGCAAGGATGGGGGGCCGATCAAGACAGAGGCCAACAAGCCCGACCTGTCCAAGCTATCCCTGGACGAGCTTTTGCAGTTGCGCTCAATGGTGGCAAAGGCGACCGATGAACCTGCCAACGTTGGATGAAATTGACAGAGAGTTGGCGCGTAAGAGTTTGGCCGAATACATCCGTCAAGCGTGGCATGTGGTGGAACCGTCCAATAAGTACATTCACGGCTGGCATATTGACGCGATCAGCGAACATTTGGAGGCGGCCACTCGTGGCGAGATTCGCAACCTGATTATCAACATTCCGCCACGTCATGCCAAAAGCTTGCTCTGCTGCGTGTTTTGGCCCACATGGGTCTGGGCAACGCAACCGGCGACCCGCTGGCTATTCAGCAGCTACGGCGAAAATCTGGCGATCCGTGACTCGCTAAAATGCCGCCGTGTTATCCAGTCGCCCTGGTATCAACGCAACTTTGGTGATGCGTTTAGGCTGACCGGCGACCAGAACCAAAAGACACGGTTTGATAATGACAAGACCGGCTACCGCATTGCCACCAGTGTTGGCGGTTTAGGCACCGGCGAAGGTGGTGACTACATCGTGGTGGACGACGCGCAAAAACAGGCAGACGCGCACAGTCTGTTAGCCAGAGAAGCGGTAACGGACTGGTGGAATAACACTATGTCCACTCGTGGTAACAATCCTGACCGCGTCGTCAAGGTGGTTGTCATGCAGCGTCTACACGAGCAGGATTTGACGGGCCACCTATTAGAGCGAATGCAGGCGGATGGTGAGCATTACGAACACCTGTGCTTACCGGCGCGATACGAGGCGACCAGCCGCGTTACGTCGCTGGGGTGGCATGACCCACGAACGGAGAAGGGGCAACTGTTGTGGCCGGAACGCTTTACGCCTGATGCGCTGGCTAGGCTGGAAAGTAGCATGGATCGCTACGCCGTGGCTGGTCAATTGCAGCAACGACCGTCACCCGACGCTGGCGGCATCTTTAAGAAATGGCATTGGCGCTACTGGAAACCGAAAGGCGTCAAACTGCCACCGGTCAGGGTCGAGATCGTAGACGAGGAAACCAAAGCTGTCACGCTCACTGAAGTTGAGGCGGTAGACTTGCCCGACAGTTTTGACGAAGTGATCCAGAGTTGGGACATGGCCTTCAAGGACACGTCAACAAGCGACTTTGTTGCGGGCCAGGTGTGGGGCAAGGTTGGGGTGAGTAAATACCTGCTGGACTATTTCAATGAGCGCGCCGACATCAACGCCACCATCCGAGCCGTCACTGATCTTACTACCAAGTGGCCCAAATCTTACGCAAAGCTGGTGGAAGATAAAGCCAACGGGCCAGCAGTGATCCAACTGTTGCGCGGCAAGATTGACGGGCTGATTGCCGTCAATCCCGAAGGCGGCAAAATTGCCAGAGCGCACGCCGCTTCACCGTCCGTTGAGTCACACAATGTTTATTTGCCGCATCCGGCGCTGTACGGCTGGGTGGACAAGTTCAAAGAGAATTGCGCCATTTTTCCTAACGGCGCTCACGATGACGATGTGGACGCGTTCACGCAGACAATGATTCGTTGGCAAGTAGGCACATCCGCCGGTACATGGGGAACGAGAAAGAACAAATGAGCAAACGCAACAACCGCTACAAGCATCGCCAACCGGCACCGCAACTAGCCAACAACGTGCGCAGCATTCGCGCACAGCGATCCATGCTCGATAACAGCATGGCCGCGGGCTATCTTGGCAAACAATTTGAAGGGGATCGGGATTACTACGAAAAGCTGGGCTATCCCAAAGATTTACTCTTTGAACACTTTCTTGCCAAGTACATGCGAGAAGACATTGCAGCCCGCATTATCGACTTCCCAGCAGAAGAAACGTGGGGTGATGGTGTCACCGTCATTGACGGCAGCGAAGACGAAGCGGTTGACGATTCGCCATTTTCAGTAGAGTTTGCGGCGCTATCCGAACGCTTGCGCCTAGCGCACTACTGCGAACGGGTTGACAAGATTACCGGCGTTGGGCGCTACGGTGCATTGCTTATCGGCGTGGCCGGTGATGCGCCATTGTCGGCTCCGGTGGAACGGCTGAATAGCGCCGCTGATGTGCTATACCTGCGGCCATTTGCTGAGATCAACGCCGATATTCACTCATTCGTCAACGATGCCACCGACGCCCGTTACGGGTTGCCGGCGCTTTACAATGTCACCATGATGGCCGGGACGACGGGGGCTGGCACAACCACCATGCAGGTGCATTGGAGTCGCATTATCCACGTTGCCGAAAACCTGCTTGACAATGAGGTGTATGGCATTCCCCGCTTGCAGCGTGTCTATAATCGCCTTGACGACATCATGAAGAGTGTAGGCGGTAGCGCTGAGGCAACGTGGAAGCTCATGCGTAAAGGTGGCATTTTCAGGCTTGC